ACGGTGCCAGGCTCAGCTGGTGTGTAAAATGATTCGTCAATAACTTTGACTTCTACGCCTGGTGAACTTAATGCCATCTTGGATTCTCCTAAGGTTTCTGTTCTAATATTATTTATTGGATTCATCCAAAAATAGACAGTTATAAACCTAAGAAAAGGGACCAAAAAGGGCACTAAATATAGGATGACTCGCCCTTTATGCCCTTGTGGATTAAGGCCTGCTGCAATTAATTATTACAAAGCAGGCAAAATATATTACAGAAAGCGTTGTGAAACTTGTATTCGGTATGGAGGAATAGGAAAAGGATTACCGAAGTGGTATCAGGATGGATACAGACAAAAACTACAGTGCGAAAAATGTGGTTTTAAAAGTAAAGCCAAAGAACAATTTAATGTCTTTCATGTAGATGGAAATTTAAACAATACAAGACCAATTAACTTAAAGACAATATGCGCGAATTGTCAACGTGTTCTGCACAAGGAAGGTCATTACTGGAAGCAAGGTGATCTTCTACCAGACTTCTAAGTTGCTGAAACAAGTCGTCGATAGTTGTATCATTTGTAATTGTATAGTCTATATTTCCTCCTACCCAACTAGTTTCACTGGCGTGTATTTTTAATTCTGACATACGTTGTTTGCTAATAGCCCAACTCATGTTTGTTGGTCCTTTATTCATGTTTAATGCATCTTCATACCAGTCAGGGTCTGGCCCACGCTTAACTCTTACAACTAATCCTTTAGCGTTATGTATTGCCTCAATTTCGTTAGGAAATCTTACATCGCTGATAACAATATTATCTTTAGTTTTTCTTAGTTTATTTTCTAAACTAGCGATCCAAATGTCATCATGAAAATGATTGCGCAAAACTTCAGTGCCCCAATACTGTAATACCCATCTTGGAGTAATTTGCTTACCTAAACGGTTAGACCACCAAAAGTCCACTTGATCACGCCAGGCACGACTTTCAGCAGTTCGTCCTTCTAACAATGTTCTGTCCCAACCAAACACTGCTGCTACTGCGTCTTTAAGTGTATTGGCGAAACTATCTCGTCTAAAACCATGAAAATTAACAAGATAATCTGCTGCTGTATCTTTACCGGATCCTATAAATCCAACGAAACCTACAATCATAGTACCTCCTAGCGATACTATTATTTTATATGATTTAGGCTACTGTGTCAATATTTAGACACCATATTTGTTAGGTTTTGGCTTGGCTACTATACTTTGTGTGTTTATTGTTTTAAGTTCTTGGCTTGGACCTTTACCAACCAAAGTTTTACCTTTAATTCCTTGATTGCGCTGAGCAGCATTTACAATATCTTCTTCGCCTTTACTATACATCCATACTGCTGGAACATCTTTAGCAGGCCCTTCTTTATTAATAGGTTTATCAGGAGCGCCTGCCATTTGTATACCAAATCTATACATCCCATAATACTGATCTATGCCTTGGTATTGTTTAGCATGTGAGCCCGATTGTTTAATATTTTTGCCTAATTTCTTTTCGGCTTTTTCAGTTAAAATTTCAAAAATTTTCATAATTAACCTATTATAAAAGTATATCCGGTGCCACCTGGAATTAAATCAAACAATTCTTTTTCTAATTTTTCAATTTCCGCTGTACCCTGAGTTTTTAAATCACCACCGTTTAATTGACCACCACCTTGTGGTCCTGCAATGTTTGCAAATTTACTACGAGCTTCTCCAAGAATTACTTTACAATTAGCCAAAGTATAATCTAATATCCATTGACGAGCGTAAAGATCGTTAAGTATTACAAAATCAGGCTTAAAATTTTGTACCCTTAACATTAGCGTTTCGCCTTCTGTAAATGGTCTTTGTAGCACTCTAAAAGTTCTACTATGCTGTATCCATTGGAATTCTATATAACTTCCAAATATTTTACCAATCATCTCTTGATAACTGGCAAACATATAATAGGTAGCAATACCACCTAGCATAGTGCTATTAAGCAAATATGTATTAGTATATGCTAAATTAAATGGTTCGAAATTTGTTCCTGTACCTCCTCCTGTTCTACTGCCCAATGTCCTACGAAAACAACTTTGCACGTTGATAATTTGTTCATCTAATCTGTAATCATTTTTATCTTTTTCTAGTGTTAGAAAAACATAACTCTCTTCCACACTATTACTACTTCTTTGTCTAAATTTAGCCAAAGTCCTGTTTAGTGCTGTTTCATAGTGGGCAGGATCTAGTTCAACGTCAATCATGCCATCGCCTAACATAGTTCTGCAATAATCATAGACTTTTTGACGCTCTTCTTGAGGATTGTCGTTCATAAAATTCTCCAAATATATTTATCGCTAAATATTATACTATGCCGCGTTTATCACTTTACCGTCCAGAAAAGGGCAATGATTATAAATTTTTAGATAGAAACATATCTGAAATGTTCCAAGTCGGAGGAACAGACCTTTTATTTCACAAATATATAGGTCCATTAAATACTCCAGAATCAGAAGCCACTCCTGAACGTCCCCATTATGCAAGTCAAAACATAACAAATATTCAAGATTTACTGTTTTTAGAAAATAGAGACAGAAAATACGATCCAAGTGTTTATGTTCTTAGAGGAATTTACAATGTAGCCGACATTGATTTTAATCTTAGTCAATTTGGGTTATGGTTAGAAAATGATACATTAACAATTACAGTACATATAAACGATACAATAAAACTAATCGGCCGCAAACCTTTAAGTGGTGATGTTGTAGAACTGCCACATTTAAAAGATGAGTTTGCCATTAATGATGCAGATGTAAGTTTACCTAGGTTTTACGTAATTGAAGATGTAGGAAGAGCAAGCGAAGGATTTAGTCGTACTTGGTATCCTCACTTGTATAGATTAAAGTTGAAGAAAGTCACAGATAGTCAACAATATGCTGATATATTAAAAACTCCTACTGATCAAGATGCTAATTTTGTAGGAGATTACTCAAGCACAACTTCATATGTTGTTGGTCAAATCGTAAGGCATGAGGGAAAGTTATATTCTGTAATTGCAAATGTTACAGGAATAGAACCGCCAGAAACTACATATTATGCTTTGTACACAGGGGACACTATTCAACAAGTAGTTTCTACAGATATTAAAGCATTAGAAATTAATGATGCTATCATAGCAGAAGCAGAAGCGAATACACCAAAGAGTGGATATGAAACAAGACAACTATTCACTTTAGCAGTTGATGATGAAGGAAAACCTGCACTTAAAACAGCAGATGAAACTGACTTTGATGCAAGCCTTACAACATTAGATGCAAGCAGAATTATGGATCGTCCAATAAGGACTGGTTATGCTGGCTACATGTTAGGCGATGGTATTCCAGATAATGGGGTACAGTTTGGTTTTGGAATTAGTTTTCCTCAGGGTGCAGTTGAAGGAGATTATTTCTTGAGAACTGATTACAGTCCTAATAGATTGTTTAGGTATAGCGGCAAGCGTTGGGTCAAAAGAGAAGATAATGTACGCCATACATTAACTAACACTAATACAAGAAAGACACGTAAAACAAGCTTTATTAATAATACAACTGTTAACGATATCGACGGAGATATGATAGAAGAACGTCAACCAATTAGTAAAGCATTAAAACCTAAGGCAGATTTATAATGCAGTTTTTCTATGATGGTCAGATAAGAAGATATATTACACAAATCATTAGATTATTGAGCAATTTTGTAGTAAGATACGGAGACGGAACTCTAGTGCGTGTTCCTGTTATGTACGGAGATCCTGATAGGCAAGTTGCCAATATTATTAATCAAAATAGTGAAAATACTATGCCTAGTGTGCCACGCATGGCTGTTTACATTACTGAATACGATTTAAATCGTAATCGAATTCAAGAACCTACATTTATTAGTAAAATACATTTACGAGAAAGAGCAGTAGAAGTTGACAGTGAAGGAAACGAGCACTATACCAGTGAACAAGGTAAACAATTTACCATAGAAAGAATGATGCCTGTTCCTTTTGATTTAACTGTTAAAGTAGATATATGGTCATCAAATACTGAGCAAAAATTGCAGATACTAGAACAAATTTTAGTTCTTTTTAATCCTAGTTTAGAAATACAAACTACTGATAACTTTGTTGATTGGACAAGTTTGACAGTAGTGGAATTAGAAGATGTTAATTTTAGCAGTAGGGTAGTTCCTACTGGCACAAATAGTAGCATTGACATTGCTAGTATAACTTTAAAAACGCCTACTTGGTTAAGCACTCCTGTTAAGGTTAAAAAATTAGGTGTAGTAACTCGCATTATAAGTAGCCTCTATACTAGTACGGTGCC